TCTTTAACAAGACCTTTTACACTTTTTTTCATATTTTCATATGCTTCATTTAATCCAAAAATATTGCCTGTTATCTTATCAAATGCTTTTAATGTATCACCAAATAGTTTATCAGGTAATAATGCAATCTCACCCAAAGCATTATAAACATCACCTAGAGGTGTACTCATTTCAGCCACACCTTTTTTTAGTTCTTCTACTGCAAAACCAGCGTCTGTGATAGTCCTTTCAAGACCTTCTACATTTTCTTTTCTAGTATCTATTGACCTTTTTAATGTTTCGCCTCTTTCACCTCTAGCTTCTTCTGGGCTCATCTCATCTAACTCATCTTGAGCTTCTTTCATCATTCTAAGTTCGCCTTCTCTTTCTTTCCTTAGTCTATCAACCTCTTGTTTACCTAAAGCTTTAGCAGGGTCTCTTTCCGTTCCTGGTTTTGCTAAGTCTTTTAATTCTTCTGTATTTTGTTCAATTGCTTTTGTTTGTTCTTTAGAATTATCAATCATCTTCTTAATCATTACAAGAAATTGTTTAAACATTTGAGCTAATGGGCTATCTTTTTGTGTAGCAGGCATTCTAGAACCAGCAGGTATAACTTCACCCTCAATAGGTTGAATACCACCTGCACCAACAGGTACAGGCAACATACTTTTTATTGGAGCTGCTATCGCTGTTCCAATTTCTCTTGCTTCTTCTAGAACAATCTCTGCCATAATTATCTACGGACTAGCGAACCTCCAAAATATAACCCGATTATTGAGCTGACAACATGGGTATCAAGTGGTGTTATAACTAAACCGCTTAATGGTTTCCATTGTGTCATATCTGAATCACTAGCAAATATCCACCAACCTGAGCTTACTGTTTCAGTATAACCCACATAGATTGGCATTGTTGGGTCTATAAATGGTGCTAGTTTTGGTATTACTAAAATACTAATTACTGATATTAATGCAATCCATCTCCTAGTATTTTTAGTAAATGGGTCTTGCACATCTCTTGCTTTGTCAATTTGTTTAGCTGCAAAATCGGCTCTTGCCATAAATGCTTTTTCTCTATCAGCGGCGTCTTTTGCTTTTTGAGCCATGATAGATAGCACGCCTCCAAGGACCGTACTAGCCAACATTGACAATAATTCCATAGGTATCATCATCCTCTCTCCTTTTTAATCCTATCGTTTTCTTCTTTTACAAATTGTTGTAGCAACCCAACATATATTTCTCTCTCCCATGGCCACATATTTTCAATCTCTGTTAGAGAATATTTATGGTGTTGCATTAATGCAAAATTAACTTCGTAATATGCCTCTAGAGTGTTATGAGCAAGGCTTATACGAAAAAATCATTTACACCTGATAAAACAACTTTACTTTTTACTTTAGTTTTAGGGTTTTCTACTTCTACTTCATGCCTTAATCTTGGCATAGTTTCAAAAAACTTTTTAACTTCCCCAAAACTGTCCTGATTCATATCACTAAAAAAATCATTTAATTCTTCTTTTGTTGATTCTTTTGCTGGGTAAATTTTATCACCCTCAAAAATATGGTCAACAGATTTTATAATCAGGTCCATAATGTTATTGATGTCAGTTTTAGCGTCCACTAATTCATCAGTCATATCTGCTAAACAAGGGTATCTAAATACAACACCTAAATTCCTTGCTTTATCAATTATAACTTTGTTAGTATGGTCATCATCAACTTGAACCATAACTTCACTTAAATTAATTTCCACCTTGCCATATGTTTTTTTATCATCTGGACATAATATTCTTATCTCTTGAACTTCACCCACAGATTTTGCTCGTATGTTCAAAAAGACATATTCAATGTCAAACATTGGCGCTTTAGCCACATCAAAACTATCAAAGGTACACGATTTTACAATATCCATAATTGCATTTTGTATACCTTGAGGTTTACCTTCTTCTTGTGCTAATAATAATATTTTTTCTTCTCTAACTAGAAAAGGTCTATACTTTATCACCACATCTGCTGAAGGCAAAGTCAATTCATATGTTGGTGTTTCCACCTTAGGTAATGCCATAATCTTCTCCTATAATATACTAATACTATTTATACTAAATGTTGATAGGTGGGATAAATCCACCACCAATATTAAATGGTGGGAATACACGACCACCTGTAATATCGCCAATAGGCAATCTTCGTTTCAAATCAGAAATCACATCACGCCCAGCTCTTCTTAATGGTGCTGGTAGATTACCTAATAAACCACCTAAAGGACCACCTGCTTTTATTTCTGGCGATTTAAAGTCTGAATCACCTATTTGTATCTGTCCTGCTTTATCAATGAAATAATTAATCCAATATCTGTATGCAAATGTAACTGTAAATTCAACTAGAGCGTCTTCAGCTGAAGCATATGTTATTTCACCAATTTGTGTAGGATAACAATCTAAAATTGATACAGCGTAAGTAATACTATTTCTTTCTTGAGCACCCTCAAAACCACCTAATTGAAATATCTCTACTGGTGATATATACTCATCATAATAGTTTACATTAAATGAATTGGTGTTTATACCTGCTTGTTGCCACAATTCAAAATATGTTCTTTCTCTTAAAAACTTATCGCACATAAATGTAGCAGTAAATGTTACAGGCTCATCTGCCATAGACATTCCTGTTACCATTTGTCTAGCAGGTCCATAAACTTGATGAGGTGTCATTTTTGTCATTCTTGGTGGCATTGTTATATCTTTACAAAATGCTTGAACACGCTTTCTATGTTGACTTTCTACAGCTCTTAATTGAGCACCTTGTGAAAATCCTATACCTTCTTCACCTACCTCTGACGCTAATTTTTGATTACTGCCAACAGGTGGTGTTGTGTTATATAATGGATTAAATCCTGAAGCAATGCCGTTATGACCTTTTGGTAATTGAAAACTCGTATAGAATTTACATTTACGAGCCATACCCTCAGCTTCACTTACATAACTATGAAATCTGCCCATAGTGGATTGTCTATCACCACCAGGTTTTTGTCTTAATCGTGGGTCATTAGTTACATTTTCTAAAGACTTATCTCTAGATAATCCTATTCTTACATCTGACCCAAATATTCTAGTTCCGCCTCTTAGTATTGCCACTATATACCTCTACTTTGTCCGTAAACATAACTTGCACTTCGTTTCTTAAATTGCTCAACAGGTAAATATACTGCTGTTGGAGCGTCATTAGCGTCTATTCTTAAAAAACCAGAACGCACATGACTGTACAAATATTTTTTAATTGTAGGTTTTACCCTTTCTAATCCTGCCACTCTTGTATATCCTACATCTAATCTTGTTGTGCTATCAAATTTATTGTTTGTAGCAAACCTTTGTAATTGATTTAGTAATCTAAATCTTATCATTGGTGATACATAGTGAAAGTTAATACCCATAAAACCACCTTTAATTGCCTCTAAAGGTAAGACTAAAGGAAATGTATCGTAATACGGTAATTTAGCTTTAGTCTTAGGGTCGTAAAAAAATAAGTTTAAACGACCAGCAGAAGGTCTAGCTAAAATACGACCTTGATTCATTAACTTTCTTGCTGTTACTTTATCTGCAATAGAAGCTACAGCGTTTCTGTACCAGGTGGCAGACTTTTGTTGTCCACCTCTTTGATTACTAATTGTGTCAAATATACTTGGCATACTATTATTTATATAAAAAACCCAGCGATTTCTCGCTGGGTTTCAAGTTACTATGAACGGAGAGAGATACTATTCTTGAGCTAATTTACTAAAATAATCTAGTGTATCATCACTATCACTAGCCTCAGACATAGCGTTCACAGGACTTTTCTCAGACTTTGCTGTAGATGTTTCAGGCGGGAGGTCCACATCTTCAGCTGTTGCTGAGTTTCCTGTCCCTGTAATCACCCTATTCAGTTTCTCTTTGAGTTCATCATAGGTTTTAAAATTACTAGGGTCAAGGAAAGGTTTTAGAGGATATTGTTTTCCCCAAATAGTTTTGATTTCATCATCACTATCTTTTATTTGGGAAACAGCCTCAAATTCTGACTTGTCGTAATTCCAGAAACCATCAACCTTTCTAATTTTTAGTTTGAAGTTTGCACCTTTCCAAAAGTCAAATGGGTTAATAGGTGTTTCATCATCAAACTCAGGTTGCATTGCTTCTGTTATCTTATCAAATATTTTTTTACCAAATTTGAATAACATTACTTTGCCTTCGTTTTCTGGATGTTTTGGGTCGCTAACAACAAGAATGTTAGAATAGTATGATAACTTTCTTTTTCTTTTTCTAGCAATATCTTTATCAGAATCCACGCCTGTGTTCCACAATCTTGTGTTTTCTTCTGATACAGGGTCTTTATGACCTAGTGTTGTTAAACTGTTTTCAATAAACCAGCCGCCAGGTCCTTGAAATGCATGAGACCATACTCTTACCCATGGCATATCTTCACCTTCACTTGCTGGTAAAAAACGAATGACTGCATAACCATTACCAGTTTTATCTAGCTCTGGTTTCCAGATTCGGTCATCTTGATATTTGTTTTTGTTTTGTTGGTCCTCAGGATTGAGGTTTTCTTCTAGTGCTTTTGTAAGTTTATCAAAACCACTATTGGATGTTTTTAAAGATTCAAAATCCATATTTGTACTCCGTATTTTCGTATTAATATATTGTTGTATTTCTGTATTGTAGCACCCGCTACATTACTATTTATACATTTTCTTACACAGGATATCATTTTTTTTCAATAATGTCAAGCATGGTTTGGTAGTCAATGTATTTAATATTTTTACAACCGTGCCAATTTTGTATAGTCCTATTGACATTATCGCCACCCTCAGCACCTTTCTCGTTTACCTTGTAAAACTGAATATCTGGATAACCTACGAACATTGCTTTCCATTGTGTTATCCAATTATCAGATGGTGTTGGTGAATTTTGAGGTGTTACATAATGTCTTGTGCCTTTGTAAATATTATTTACTGTAGCTGTTTTACTATACAAGTCATGACCAATCATAAAAATCTCTTTAACAGGTTTTTCTCTATCTACCGCCACTCTAGCACTTGTAGCGCCGGCAGCCCAACCTAAATCTCTGTAACTAGGTACAACATCTCTTACATCATAAGACATATCAGGTTCTTTTATCCACGATACATGAATACCAGAATGTTTGATTTGTTTTTGTATTATTTCTCTTGTCTTACCTTGTGCCTCTTGTTGTTGTATAATCTTTGCTAGACCTTCTAAATTAGAACCATGAAATACAAATTCTTTAGAATCGCCTCTTTCATTTTCACTATGAGAATCATAATAATCTTTTAGTTCATCTCTTGTTATATTTGTTATACTGCCATAGACCATCATTTCATAATGCATAGCTGGTACTTTTTGCCAATTTCTAAAATAACAAGGTATCTTTTGTGCTAAACCAGAATGATATATTTCGTGTTCAATGCCGTGGTCAACTGCTATTAAAACATCAGGTGTAAAATCACGATAGATGGCATTACAACCATATATTTTACCATAAGGTCGTAATTGTTCTAAATCAAAACCTTGTCTACTTTCACCATTACCTATACAAAAAACTCTGTTCATCTAATAAACTCTACATCACTCTCTGTTACTACAGCTACTCTTGCACCACAAGGTAATAATGTTTTTTCATTGCCACTATAAACTACTGTTGAAGGTCCTTTTATTGAAACCTCATGGCAATAGGTGTTTTTCTTACCTTGTTTTACAGTTAAAACAGGATTGTTTTCGTTGTTCTTTTTGTTAGCACGAATGATATGTTGATTTACATGAATATATGTTTTCATTGTTTGTACCTAAAAATGTATTTTGACCATAAATAACTTCTTATAATACTTACGACCATGAATATAATCGCAAGGTGAAACATAGCCCATACCTCAATGTATATACCATAAAATGGAAATACTGTCAATTGTATTATGATTGATAGTATCAGACCACTTCCAATATCAAGTGTTCTATGTAACAAATGTTTAGAATTTGTCATGCTGGTTTTACCTGTGTTACCTTACTTTCTTTAAATCTTGATTTTATATCTTTTGTTGCCTCTGCTGTTGTTAAATTTTTACAAGCAAAAACATAAGTTTTTTTACCATCAAGTGTGATGTTATATTTTTTATATGTTGATTCTTCTACCATCTTGCCTCCAATTGATACTCATATATTATCAACATCCAATTTGTAAAAAAATGATAATCTACGATACCTATTAATAATATTAATGAACCAATAGTGTTGACTACTATCAATGCCCAATCTCGCCACATAATACCTACAATTAACCAACCTGTTAAGCCTGTAAATTGAAAGTACATATTATATGGGTACATATTCATTGCTGTTGTATATGCACCAAATATAAGCACAATACTAGCAAACCATTTTATGTACCAATCTAAGGTTTTAACCAACAAAACTATCTCCTGGTTTCCAATTACAAGCAGTTAGACCACCTGATTTTAAAGCTTTTACTGTGTTAATAATTTCATCAACATTTCTACCAGTATCTAGAGCGTTCATTGAAATGTGTTGTATGACATTATTTTCATCTGTTATAACTGTTGTTCTTAAACATAAGCCTTCATCACTAACAGCATTTAATTCACTTGATAAATGTAAACCTGAATCAGCAGCTAATGGATGTCTAATATCTTTTATCATAGGATTTGATTCTTTCCAAGCTTTTTTGCAATATTCATTATCACCACTTAAACCAACTACCTTTAAATGTTCATCTACTAGTCTGTCCATTTCTCTAATTTCTGTTGGACATATAAATGTAAAATCTTTTGGATAAAAATAGTAAACACTCCATTTATGATTTTCGCATAATGTGTCTATCTCACCAATTGTATTATCAGGTAGACAAGCTTGTAGTCTATACTCTGGCATATAATCACCGACTGTTATCATAAAAATACCTCCTTCAATATCAGTTTAGTTTCTGTTTCATTAAACCTAACAAAAGGTTTAAATTTGTTTAGTTTTTTTCTGACACCAGGCCAGATTACATTTTCTGAAATGTTTTTATCCCAATCTTTTATAAAATTTAAATGAAAATCCATAATTAAAACCGTTTCTGGACCAATCTTATTTCCAATACAAAATCGTAAAAGTGTTGGATGCTGGCCATTATTAACAATAAGAGCATTGGTGGGTTCAGAATTGTCCATATCAAGAGCGTTCCGTATTCTACCACAATCCTCTTTAAACCAGTATGAGCTACTTTCTTTTCTTTTTTTATGTTGTAAATATATTTCATGTGCTTCTTTTTCTAATAAATTACCTGACCATATCTTTTTATTTTTTACAAAGTTTGCAACTAAAAAATCTTCTATTTCATCTTGATTATATTTTACACTTAACTTATGGTAAAAGTACCTATCGTTTCTCTTAGTAAATGTTTCAAGTTTGGTATGCACATGACCATCATAATCGTGGTAATTATATTCATCTTTATCAAAATGTAATTTGATTGCCAAATATTTTCTGTATACATAAAAGCCGTCATAATTCATATAGGTAATTTACCTGTCTTAGCTAATAAATTTAATTCTTGTGCCTCTAGTGTAATCTTTTCTTTTAAAGGTTTTGATATAAGTTTACCAACCTCAGCAGGGTCAATCTTGTTTTCATCACAAAAGTGTAGAACGGCGTCCATGTAGGTCATATCGCCACTTTGTCTTTTGATTTCTTCTATTTTTAGTGAAAATTGTTTAGCGTTCATAAGTTCATTATATAAAAATTAGGGTATGTTTCTGGCGCCAGGTACATACCAAACCCCGACACTCGCTTTGCTAGCCGTGGTAGAGTGCCAAACTGGAAATACTATTTATCATTTAGCAGGTTCAAATAACTCCTTCATAACAGACCTGTAAAATGTTTCTATACTTAAAACTAATTCTTTCATATAGTCTTGTGGGTCTTTTACATAAGCAGTCATTGTGCCGTCTTCAGCGGCTAACAATACTACTATTTGTTCTATCTTCTCACCAAATGTTTCTTCGTACATTGATGAATAAGCAGTACATTGTAAAAAATAGTTTTCTATCCAGTCCTCTATTCGTTCTTTGTTTGCTGTTTTAAAGTCTATAACGGACAATTTACCATTATATTCAGCAACACAATCAACTTGACCAGCAATCGTGAGTTTCGGGCTCACCATAATTTGTTCTAATAATCTTATGTTTTCTATCTTGTCTATGTAAGGTTTTGCTAACCTGAATAGACCTAGTGGTAGTACATCTCTAATAGAAGGTGTTTCGTTATTGAGATATTGTTCAACTAATTTATGAAACGATTTACCTCGCCTAGCAGCTCTGTTCATTTCCCAATTAGCAACTTCATTACCAACTGAATCACGCCACTTCTGTAAACCTTCTTTTTTTCGTATGCCTAAAACTGATGTAACAGATGGATAATTTTGACCATCTATATCGTAAAATCTGTATCCCTCTATTTTCTTGCCTTTTGTATTTGGAAGTAAAGACAAGTCCGTATCTTTATGTATAAATTCACTCATATTTGTACCTTTTCATATTTTATAGTCTGTTATTATACCAGATACGGACTTAATTGTCAATGGTGGTTAGTAGCCTGCCACCTCGTTCATTTCTCTAGCGATTTTAGCCTCGCCTTCTGAAGCTTCGTTTTCATCCCACTTTGCTAACTCTTTTTTCATAAGTTTGTGGAATAATGGTGGGATTAATGCTAATGCAAATAGAGTAAAGTATCCGTGTCCTGTATTTGGAGCACCTACTTCATCTAATTCCCAAAAGTGAGTTTCACCTCTATCGTGATGGTCAGCTTGTCTACCAATTTCTATGAAAAACCAACTTGTAAACATTGCTGAATTATCCCAACTATGTCTGTAATCAATAGGCGAACCTTTTTCTCTGATTAAACCATAGTGTTCTAGATAGTTTAGTGCCTCTAACTCAAAATTAGATATCAACCAAATTAGTGCCATACAAGCTACACCTAACCAACCACCAGCAAACCAAAATAGTGCTATTGTTGGTACTGACATTGCATATCCTCTTATCCATCTATTTTGCCAAGATAAGAAAGGCACACCTAATCTTTTTAGTCTTTGCATTTCCATTGTATACAAGAATTTACTTTGACCAAAATATGACTTAGCTAAATGTGCATAGATACTACGACCTCGTGGTGCTGTCGCTGGGTCATCTTCACAACCTAATTCAAGATGGTGATTATAAACATGAGCATAACAGAAATGTGCTGAACCAGATAATGCCATCATCCATCTTGCAATCAAGAAACTGAACCCTTTTGTATGAGCTAGTTCGTGACCATAGATGATACCTATACCAGCAAAAATACCTGTTGACAATACAGCACCTAATAATTCAGCGCCTGCCATTCCGTGGTAAATCTGATATGCTAATGCACATTGTAATGCTATGAATACAGGTAACATAAAGTACATTACTGCATTTTGTAAATGTGGGTTGGCGTTAGTTTCTCCGTCTTCATCAAAACCAGCACCCATAGTTTGATTGGTAAAAAGTGTATCAATAATAATTCCTACACCTAGTAAAGCAACACCTGTCCAAACCCAAGGCCCACCTGCTATCACACCAAATAATGTTGCAAGTATTAGCAACGGTGCAATAAAATAACGAGCATTTATTGATAGTTTTTTCATCATTACTTTTCCTTTTAAAGTTAAAAAAATATTTATTTAAAAAAATGTCTAGAAATCAAGTGTACAAATAATGTACCACAAAAATTAGACATTACTTATACACTAACCTCTAGTTAGTTTTAGGACTTTCTCAATTTGAGCCTTGATAATTGGACCTCTGTTTGGCCAATGAATATATGGCTCATCGCTTTTACTCAAATTATACAGAAATGGTAATATTACCTTTTCTATATCTTTGAATCTTTTTTGTGTGTCAGCGTCAGCAACTTCTTTTGTTATAGTTTCTTTTTCTGCCACTATTTGCATAACCTCGTTCATCATAGATTTTATTGATGACACATCAGATTTAACTTTTGCAAGTTCCATATTTGTTTCTGAGTTCTCAGCTACAACTACCTTTTCTTGAACCTCGGTAGGTTTCTTGTTAACAGGCGTAAATCCATAATCTTCTGAAAGGTCAAAACCTCGCATATAATCAGGTATATCTGCCATATTATTTACCTCTTACTCTGTTTAAATGTTTCTTGACTGCTTGTTCAGTCTTAATCTTTTTAATAGATTTCTTTTCACCATATCTTTGTGCTAAAGGACTATTTGGATGTGCTTCAGCAATTCTAGCCATATTCTCTTTCCAACCAGCGTCATTTTTAATATTGCCACTTAGACCTTGACCAGCAACAATATTAACATCTAATATGATAGATTTTAAATGTGGGTTATCTTTTAGAAAAGTATCTTTTTCAGATATCTTCATTACCTTTTCTAAAATTTCACCTGTTTCTTTATCTTGAAAGTTATAGGTTGGCATTATATGTCCGATTTAAAGTGTTTGTTAATGATGTCTATTCTTTCCTCATTAGCACATATCTTGTCTAACTCTGATTGCATAGCTGCTACAACATCTGGATGTTCACCTATACCAGCAGGGTTATCTAGATACACTTGCACATTTGCTTTTGCTTTTAGTATTTCACCTTTAGCGTGAGATACCATACTTTCTAATAATGTTTCTTTTATATTCATTTTAATGTCCTTTATACTCATTATGTTTATGTTCTATTTTATCACTAATATTATTTATCCTTTCTTCAACATTGTCCATACCTCTAGAAACTTCATCTAGTCTATCTCTAGCCATACCTAAATGATAAGACATATTGTTTAACAGGTCGCCTACTTTACTAAAAGAAACAGCGGCCCAAAGCATAAAAAATATTGCTATAACTAAAATAATTACATTCCCTATTAATACTAATTCATTCACGATACATACCCTACTATAATTGCTTTGCTATACCAGTCTGGCATTTTTGCTGGTGCCTTCCAGGTAGCAAATCTTTGTTTTTTCATTACATAATAATTACGATAACTTTTAACTGTATCACCTGGCACTTTACATTCTTCTGGCATAGCGGGTGTAGGTAAAGTAGGTTTTTTATTCAAAGGTGCATTTTTTGGTGGATTTCTCAAAGCGTCTTTTAATTTAGTAATTGCTAAATGGTCTTTGCCTGAGTATCTTTTTTTAAATTCTTCATTTAATGCCATCATATGTCTGTACAACCAGTTATAATTAAATGCACTTTCCATAAGCCATATTGTAGATGGATGTTTTATCCAACCTGCTTTGTATAAAACTTTTTCTAATTTAGGGTCTGGATGACGCCATCTTTTAATCTTACGACCATTTGCTGTTTTATCATAATACTCTGTACCATCTAGAACTCTATGTACTGAACATAATAATTGAGCGCTTTCTAGTATCATTTTGACACAATGTTTATCACACGCCATTTCGGCAGATTTCACAGGACATTCATCTAATGCAAAAATATTCATAATATATACCTCTAGTTATCTGACAACCAGGATAACGGAAAATGAAGCAAATGTCAAGCTTTTTTTAGACATTATTCTTATATTTTTCATCTGTTTCCTCATTCCATTCCCATATCTGGTTCATTTTAAGTCTAATTTCATCTGGACTTAAACCTTTTAATTCCTCATCTGACAAGGAATTTACAAAATTTTGGTATTCTCGTTCTTTTTTCCATACCTTTTTTTGCTTATTCAAAATCTTTACAACTTCCTCATTGGCATTTATTGGGTCACCATTTTCAATTGCTAATTCTATCTCTCTTTGTTTTAATGATATGTTAGCTGATATTAACATTAAGACCGCTACAGGGTCAAATACAAATATTAATATGATGATAATAATTCTGACTGCTTTATCAAAATGGTCTTTTGCTTCATCACCATAAATAAACTCAGCAACATATTTTATAGGTCCTAAATCTGCCTCTAGTTTTAATTGTTCAGTTTGTATACCAGACTTTTTGTCTGTCAATTCGTTTATCTTATTTAAACTTTCTTCTATGGTTTTTTCTAATGATAGTCTTTCTTCTTTTTGATTATTTCTTTCTGTAATCGCTCTTTGTGAGCTACTAGAAAACCAACTTGATTCTTTAGATTGTGTTTCAATCAATTCGTCCATTTTATTTAATTGAAACTGTGAACGGTCAATTGTCTTTTGTCTTTGTTCAATCTGTTTATCAATAATTTCTATTTGTAATATGTTATTGTTTTCTGGTACAACTTGGTCTAAATGTGCCTTAGATAAAAACCCAAATATACCTACCGAAGTTATAAAAACTAAAACAACAACAGCACTTGTCAAATAATATTTTATAGATTTTGGTAATAGTTTGTTGTCCCAATTTCTATATAACCAACTTGCTATGACAAGTTTACCAACTTCTAATGCACCACCCATAGCAATAATAGCTGTTGTGGCGCCAGCAAATAAAGCCGCTAACCCTATTATGGAGTATGAAGCAGCTATAATGGAAATTGCTATTCCAGATATCAATGTTAGATAAGTTAAAAACATCTAACTATTTATATTCAATAACTGGTGTATATCTCTTTAAAGTCTTTAAAACATTCTTTAATCTATCCTCATAGTCATCAGTTTCGGAATAGTTATCTAGTGTTTTAATTAATTGATAAGGGTTTGGTTTTATACCTTTCTTGATGTAAACATTTCTAGCCTTTCTAAAGTTTTCATATGCTGAATGATTATTCAATAGTGCGATATAGTATTTAACACTATCGCATTTATTAATAAAGACTTTATACATAACTTTATTGTCTTTTTCAGCGTGTATATGTTTTACTGTATTTTTAAAGGTCTTGATACCAAATAAATTGTTTGCCTCTTGAGCTATTCTACTTTCACCCCAACCTGTTTCTAATATTGCTTGTGCTAATATCATATCTGTCGGTATTTGTTTAGCATAAGGTGTTGATAAGTTATGAAAGTCTATACATTCTCTAAGAGCATACACAAATTGAGTTTCATTATTATAACTAAAACTAGGTTCAGGTATAATATCTTTTATTATTGTTGGATTAGGATTAAATGTTCCTAATGTATAGATTGAAATTGTAAATATACCACCCACTATCATTTGATATAGTACATTAAGGGTTTTTTTCACGATTGCCATAATATATTCCTTTTGGTTATTTTACATAGGCGATATAATGATAACCACCAATATTACCAGGTAGTTTTCTTGATACAAAAACCAGGTTTTCTGATAGCTTACTCATTTGAGTTCTCAATTTTTCTGCCTGTCTTTCTGTTAAATTATCTTGTAAATCTTGTCCCCAATTACCAGTATAATATGTTATACCTGGCGAATGGTCTTCATTATCTTTTAAATATTTTTTAAGATACTTTGGTGTTTCTAACAATTGTTTTTTTAAATGTAAATCAATTTCTTTACTCATTTTACCTCCTTTATTTCTGTGATTACACTTTTTGGTATTATTGTAGAATTACCACATTCGTAAATACTACCATCATCTTTAAAATTAAAATCACTAACTAGTCTAACAAGTTCATCTTTTTCATCACTAATTAAAAAACCTGTACTTAGACTTCTAGCTAAATTTTCAGCCTTAACTTCATCAAGTGTTCGCCACGAAGCGTCTGATGAAATATCTTCCCAATATACATGAACAAACTTGTATGGTATTTTTTTAATTTGCCTCATTTATCAACCTCTTAACTTTCTCTAAATTTTTATACTTTAATACATTACCACTCATACTATTGATTGATTGTTTTATTAAATTCTTGTATTCATTTTTTAAATGAAAGATAAAAGGTAACCTTTTCACCGTTACATCAATGAAAAAAGCTGCCGTATCTTCATCTATTGTTAATGTTCTTTCGTGTTCAACTCTAAAATATAAATCATCTAATGATTCAAAATCAGGTTTAGACCAATGAGGGTGATTACTTAGATATCTTAATGGTGATATCCCCCAGGTGTATCTATGAAATGATTTACCACTTGTCATAGCACGCCAAATACCTTCACTTGCTTTTCTTAACATATCACTATCTGCTACAGGTTCGTGAACTTCTGATAGTGTCATACCTGCAACTTTACTAGGATTCCAACCACTTGCCATTGCAACAAAACACGCCTCAACTTTTCCTTTATGCATAATAATAACATCATCTGGTATTTCAAGACCAAATTCTTCTATGTCTACAAAAGGTAACTCCCACATTTGCATAGCTTCAGATGTTTTTTCAACTAAACATTCTTTTTTTGCAATGTCGGATTCAAAATAGATTTCTGCACCTAAATGATTATACTCGTACTCTCTTTCGTTATAGTAGTCATTTGTATATGGTTTTAAAACCACATCATTGATAGGTGCAAATCTAGGATTTGTTGTGTATGGTGTTTGTACTATTTCTTTTATATTCATAATATTGTTGTCCATTATAGGACAAATTCAAATCAATGTCAAGCAATTTTTTACTTATTTTCTTTTTGCATAAAGTTATCATCCCAATCAAAAGCTTCCTTTACAACGGACTCCGATAAACCTTTATACATATTATTCAACTTTTTCTCTTTTACACCAATTAAAACTTCCGCTTCATCTTTGTGTAAACCTTCTAATACTTGAATAAACAAAGTTTCTTTTCTTACTCTATTTAACTTATCATCACCACCTCTAATAAAATGCCATAGTTTACTTGATTCACTTTCTAAGTAAGTATGTTGTGTACCTGCTGGCGCCTCATTTGCCATATATGGTGGTGTACCTGGCGGTAACTCCCATACAATTCTAGGGTCAAAAGCACCTTTAAGTATTCTTCGTAAACCTGGTGTATCATAAGATTTTAATACTTCAATCTTTTTAGCTTTTACTTTAGCATTGTGTACTTTAGTAAATATTTCACTAAAAAGTGGTTTACTAGATGTGGATGTGGACATACTAGCTTCCATCTGTTTAGGTGGAATTAGATTTGGGTTTTGTGTAACCATAATTTACTCCATTATTAAAAATCATTTATATTTGTCATTAACGATTTCAGTTTATTATCCATAAAATACTGTAATAGATTAGACCTATTAGGTATCTCATAGCTTCTGTACATATTTATAATATTTTCCTGTATGTCTACTGGAATTTCTTCTAAATCTATCAACTTCTTATTTCGTTGATAATTTAATCTGGTTATACTGCCTAGAGGTATGTTGTCTAATTTAGACCACTCCTCTAGTCTTTTTTTATTGATAGGTTTTTGTTTTTCACCTGTTACAAATACATTATCATCACTTAGTATATTTGGTATACCGTCTGACCTATCACCTTTTATAATTTGTTCGTGCAAAAATACGACAGGGTCAATGTCTGTGCCCACGAACTTTTTTTGGATGGGACTGTACTGTTTGACCACTTCGTACTTTTGCAACTGAATAAAATCTTTATCGCCTGAAATTATCATACATGGTTCTGCTAGATTGTGTGCCTCTCTAGCTAGAATGGCGATTATATCATCAGCCTCTGCATTGTCTATTGATAAAACCATGTATGGTAAATTCTTTGCTATTTCGTGTTTTACTTCTGTAATAACATCAAATAAATCATCCCATTTATCTGATACTTCCTGAGTTTCTAGTCTAACTTGTTTTCTTTGATACTTATAATTAGGAAACAATTCTCTACGCCAAGGATTTGCTGAATCGGCACATAGTATCTGTTGACCATATTCTTTTTTAAACTTTAAATTATAACCTCTGATTGAGTTTAAAACCATATGTCTAAAAATATCAATATTAGGTGCTGACTGACCTCTAGTTTGTGCCATAAAATTAGATATCAATACTTGATTTAAATCAACTAATATCATTGTTAAAGTTTCTCTCTTTATACCAATTATAAAAATCTGTGTCTGAAAAGTATTGAACGATATCATTAGCTGGTACTTGCTCAGTCTTAATGCAAGTTTCTAATAATTCATAATCATCTTTTGCTACTTTAATCTTACACATAGTTACCTCTTTACATCAAAAGGTTTATTCTTATTTTCTTTCTCTATCATCTTACACGCCTTATCATATTCTTTTTGATAGAACTGCATAGTCCAACCATCATTATGATGATTATCTTTTTCTAAAAAACATATATCTCTCCACTCTTCCCAAGTAGGCTCATCTATTGAGGTATCATATTCATCAATTATTTTTGCCATCATCATCTCCTGGAAATAAATCTAATTCTAACTGTTTTTCACTATCACTCATTTTTAAAACCTCCGCTTTTGTTTTTTCTACATCATCATTATCTATGACTTTACTGTAATTTAAAACTGGCATAGGTTGATTTTGGTCATCAAAATTTATAGTAATCATTTTATCAACTAATGATTGACCTACATGGCTTACTTCAAAATCTCTGTATAGTAAAACTCTAATCATCTCAGCGACCATTGCTAAATCACCATAAAATTTTGGTTTTTCTATCTTGACACCTATGTCAACAAAGTTTTTAATTAAAGCAATTGATAAATCATCAACACAACTCTCAACAAATTCCATAGTTTGTTTTAATTCTAACTCACCTGTGCCAAAACCTTCATCAGCTTGAAACACAATTTCCTTTTCTTCTTTTTTAAGACCAGGAAACTGTATTACATTATCTTTCTTGTCTTCGCTCAACTTTCTCTCCTTTAAAATTAACTAGACCTTTATCATCAAAAAATTCTACTAATTGATGATATCCGCCTACTAACTCACCATCTATTTTAATTTGTGGCATTGTTCTAACTTGTTTACCAATTTCTTTTAAAAAGTCTTTAGTATCAGCAAAGTCTTCTAACTTGACTTCTTCATAATCAAAATCTAATTTAGATAATAAAGTTTTTGCCTTAGTGCAATACTGACAATTGTTTTTACTGAATATTGTTATCTTCATCTTCTTTAATCATTAAATCTTCCCAACTCATTTGACCTGGAGATTTTTCATCCTTCCTACTTACATATGCATTTACAGCTTCATCAACTGTGTAATGATACATCTTATTTAATTCACCCATAGGTAATCTAAGACCAACATATGCACGATAGTACCCATTAGTAGTTTGGGTAACATCTTGAGCAAAGATTTCATAACCACGAACTGGTGTTTCTTTGATTGTGTTAACTAAAACACTTTCAACTTCAGCTACAACTGACTTGTTATGAGTTTCGCCAACTTCTGTAATGAACTGTTTAGATGATTTATTCATTTCACCTTTGATGATATCTGCTAATTCAGACTTTGCTATCATCTTTGCTTTTTCAATTGCAAGATTTAAGTCTGGTGATACAGATGTGCCAGCACCAAAGATACATAAGTTTTTGTTATCTTCACCACATTGTTTAATCTCGGTATAATCTGCCATAAACCATTTAGGCACACTATTTACCATTTGAGCTTCTTCTTTTACTATTTCATACATTGCACTATTGTATGAGCAACCGCTCATAACTACAAATGCAACTGCCATTATATATTTTAACATTTATACACCTCGTATTATATCTATAAGTTTATTTAAACTAGAAACCAGATGGTCAACCACTTGATGTTCTTCCATAAAAGTACCTAATCTAGCCGACATTGTTGGTTCTGTAAAAATAAACACTAAAAGAACTATGATTATAAAATTTCTAATCATTTTACCTCCCATTTGCCTTGCTTATCTAAACATACCTCACCGTATGATTTGAAAGCGTGTTCAGGCCTACTGTATTTTCTACAATATTCTGGAACATTTACATCACGATAATAAAATTGTGCAAATAACTCCCAATAACCTGGAGTATCAATGCCTCTCCTACCATCAGCACATTCCAAAATTTCTTCTTTGACAATTGTATCGCCTTTTTGTTTTATTATTATTTTTGTAAAGCAATACTGACCATTTACATCTTCTGGTTCTATTGTCTTAATCTTACTGTAAAGGATATCATCACCTGCATTTGCTACTTTTATTGTATAACCTAATAATACAAATGCAATCAAAAATGCTATCCACAATTCTATAGCTCTCATGGTTTCTCCACCCATTGTCCATCTGGTAATTGACACGCTGTGCCAAATACTGTATTTCTATCTACACTTGTGCCTACAACAGGCCAAGAATTTGTAATGTCTGCTGTTGAACTATAGTCTTTACATTTTATAGGTCCAACTGTATATGAATTTGTTATATGTATTGTACCACCATTTCCTGTTTCAGCATTATGCCAATTTGAATATGATGAACCTTCTGGTCCACGATTTAAATGGTCTACAAATATTTTGTTATGTAAATCTCTATCACTATTATACATTATCTCAGCACCAGCAAATGCACCAACTAAAGCACAACCTGCTATCACATATTGGTCAGCACCTGAACATAGATTGGTCATAGAACCAGCACCAACTATGGCACCCATATGAGTACGATTGACCATACAACCACCTAATGATAAACTAATTAATAAAATCCAAACCACTCTCACGGATTTGCTCGCATAGTTTTTGTTTGTGTTCGTTTGATAATACATAATGTTGCTCTCTCAACTTAAATATTTTAAAAATCTGTTTGTTATTTGAAATGAAATCTCTTGCCCTTTGTGTTAAAGGTTGAATAAGAAATTCTTGTTTATCGCCTGTTAAATGAAAATCCATAATATAAAATGAGGCGGCCCGAAGGCCGCCTTCCTCAATTAAGAGTTATAAGCGTAAGGTGTACCGTAAAGTGCTTTAATACCAGCAGCTACGATAGTCTTGTCTGCATTATCAGATAATAAAACTTCTGATACGCCAGCAGCTAAGATAGCTTTTGTTGGTTTACCCATACGATAGGTAACGCCTTTGCTTGTTTCATTGATAAAAATCATATGACCTTTACTTCTCAAAGTATCAATCATTGCTCTTGGTGATGTTAAATCAAACCTATTTCTTAGTGTTCTCCAAGATACAGGTTCACCTTTTGATAGAAGGTTCAGAACCTTCTGTGTTTTACTCAATGCTCTTCTTGCCATTATATACTCCATTTGTAGTTAAATATGCATTTAAAGTCTGCACGACTATTACACATAGTAATTCTATTGTCTGGTAGGATAAAGGAAAATAAATCATTTGTCAAGCTTTATTTCGCTTTTTTTATGTTTAGTATATCCACGCTTTTCCCTCTTTTTTCTATCAACCTCTACGGTGGACTTACAAAACCGTTTCAACCACTTTTGTACAAAGTTTCTAGTCTTCATTTTTCATAAATCCATCAAATTCTGCTACTGAAACATCTGGTTTATCACCACCTTGTTTAGCTGCATATTCTTCATCTTCTAATACACGCCTTATATGAGGTGTTAAGCCATAGTTTTCAACTTCTTCTCTAAATAATTTTAATAATCTTTTTTCAACGCTCATTTGCCCTCCAGTATTTTCTCATTTTTTGATAAATCGGGTCTTCTACCGCCATATCTCTGGCAGATTTAAATACTCTGGCACACAAAGCTTTTTCTGATGTCAAAGCGTCTTTTTCTTGTGGTATGATATTTCTATTTTCATCATATTTTTTACCGTCTTTATGATTAGCATATCTTCTAGACCTGGTAAAACCCATTTCTAAAAATTTACGGCACATATCCATACCAATAAAATCTTTTCTATCTCTATAACCTAGGAACATTTCATAAATTGTAGAGGCACTTACCTTAGCGTGTTCTAAGGTTGCAAATTTCCAAACTTTACAAATATCTGATTTATATGGTTCAACTAATAATACTCCTTGCTCACCACGACCTATACGATAATAATTTCTGTTAATCTGTTGTGAAAAATCTAAATTTTTGTAATCTAAATTGTAATCAAATTCTTTCATTAATGTATCACCTTTTCCATATCTTCCTCAAATTGGTCTACCTCTGCTTGAGCTTCATCTCTAACAGCGTGTATAAATGCAATTAAGGTTTTACGATTAGGACCAGCAGGTTCTAATTCTAAAGTTTCCTCTATAACATTTAATACTTCAATTAATTTTATCGCTTCGTGTGCCATATTTTACCTCACTAGTTTATCCATAATTAATAATGCAACATAAGATATGATGATTACTAAACCTGTGGTTGCTATTAATTTACTTATTAACTTAATCATTTTTACCCTCACTATCTAATAACAATACAATATAATGTATCGCCTTTAATAAATCTTTACGATTTTTTCCGTCTTTCTTTCCATATCTACACAAATATTTTATTGCATTTGCCTGGCAGAAATCTTTATCTATATCAAGATGTCTTAACATATCTTGAACTTGCATACCATCTTTTGTGGTGCTATAGTGTTGATTATAGGTACCTTGAATATAAGTACCTATCTCTTGTAGTATTTGGTCTTCATTGTATTTCATTCATATCACCTATTACTTTTGATACATCATCTTCTGGTACAACTGGTACCTCTACTGATACATCATCTATCATTTGCTCTGTTGTTCTTACATCTTTTTCACTATCCATTTTTAATACACCAAAAGCCGCCTTTGGGTCTGGTGAAGTATATGCCTTGTATAATCCTTCCCACTTAAATAACGGTAAACCATTTTCTGATATTAAGTGTTCGTACAACTCAGGCATTTCTTTTTCTTGGTTCATATGTTTTTCTATCATTGCAATACGATTGACATAGGTATTTCTACCTCTTGTAGTGTCTTTTAGTTTTGCAACCTCAAATTCTTCTCTTATTTCTTCTCTCGTTAACATTAGACCTCCTATAATTTTTCATCTATTTTAGAAAACACCATACATAAGCTATCGTGTATTCTGGTTAAATTCATCAAAATATAAATTGCTGACAAATTAAAAATCCATACAATTATATCTACCCATATCATAATTTACCTCTCTAATATTACTAAATGACCGAAGTAATCATCAAATACTTGAACTAGATTTTCATAATCACCATTGGTCATATCTTTATATATTGTATCAAAGTTTAAATCAGCACCCACACGATTTAGTTTCTTACATAAATCACTTGCAAGTTTGATTAAACAAAATGCATTACCGTCTTGACCTGTTAGGTCAACAACTATTTTATTTTTTTCTGTTTTCTTTACTATTGTCATTTTACTCCTCACACGGATACTTTGTACCCTCTAATAATGAACACTTATATTCTAAGTCTGCTTTCATTTTTAACTCCGTCTGTAAACCTTTTAAGACGGCAGGTAAATGTTCTGCTAAAACTCCTAATACCTCAATCGTATGTTGATGTGTTATTCGCCTTAACTCATTTGCCATAATTCTCTCTTTGTCTATATCTCTACCTGATATTGTTTCTCGTATAATATGAGAACCAACATCTTCTTCATAAGATTGAGAATGTGCTGGAAAAGAAAACAATATAAGAGAAAATAAAACCAGCACATTTAAAATAAATTTATTCATAGTTAACTTCCTCTACAAAAGCATATTTGTCTTCAACACCTAACATTGCTAAACATTGTTTTTGTTCATTAGTTAGTATATTTTCAAATTGAAAATGTAAGTCTTCTTCTGATAGATTTTTTTTACTCATTTTATGGACCAAGACTTCAGCTTCGTCCATCATATATTCTTTAATTGCACTCATTAAGCAGCCTCCAACATTGATAATGGTACATTGTATCTGGTGCCATTCATCTCAACAACAGCTTTTTTTATTTTTATTTTTAACACAGTACCCAAAGTTTTTTTAGTCTTTTGAACTACATATACTTTTGAACCTTCTGTTATTGACGCTTTAGCGGACATAACTTTTACATCACGAATAAAATCTTGTAATTCATTCAATTGTGATAAACTCATATTCATTATTTCTCTTTTCATATTTGTATTCATTATTTACTCTCCTTCAATATCATTAATACTCCTTCATCATCTCTCGGATAAATTGCAAAACTTGTTGCATATTTTTGTAGACAATGATTAGGCGCTCTAAAATACCTTCTATTGTAATCACTTTTACCACGATATCTAATTCTAAACATACCTTTAAAGTGTATTTTAAAATCATATAACATATCTATTGGTAAATTTTTTGCTATACTATATTCATCATTAGGTGATAGATTATCAAGTATTTTTTGTATACAAGTTTGTTTATTGTAATGTCGTTCTGATGTACGACCCAATAAATCACCCATACCTAAAGGTTTCTTTTTCATCCAGTTATCTTTTCCTGGCCATTCTTCTGACATTATCATAGTTCTCATTATAAAGACCTTCCAGCACTTCTTTGTATTATGTGCATACACGCCATAACCAGTGTAGCTGATATATCGTGTCTTTTCATAACTGTCTTAATTTTATAGCCTTTTTTGATGTCTGATAGTACAAATTTCATAGTGTATAACCTCGTTTTAGTTTATGATATAAGGATACCATAGTTAAAAACACTTGTCAAGCACTTTCTGCCTCTCCAAGTCATTGAAATATAAGGATATTTTAAAATAATTGAAAATAATTTATTGAGAATGATTCTCATTTGACTAAAATTGTTCATTTTTTGCACAATCTGGAGGATATCAAAATCCTAGGTGTTTGTCAAGCCCTATTTCCAGTTATTTTTGACCCAATCTTGTTGTGCTTCGTGAGGGTTTGGTGTTCCGTGAAATACAGATATTGAGGCACCTTCTAATCTGGTAAAATCCCATTTACCTTTGTGAAATCTAGGTTCTATTCTGTCGTGCCATTTATATGAAAATGTCCATTCATCAGGATATGGTACTACCGCTGGTTTAGGTTTTACTTTTAGGTTTGGCATATCTGATATTACATCCGTGGTCAATTTAGATATTACATTTTGGTCACCTTGTAATTGCATTAGTGCCGTCTTATCTTTTAGAAATGGTTTCCAGATACGGTCGGTTTCTATTGAATTGTTCCACTTCATAACACTAGAATTAAAACCTTTGGTCGGATAACTGAAATCTCTTGTGATAGAAAATTCATCATCTTTACTAAATGTTATAAACTTATCTATGTTTTCTAAAATGACTACATCAAGGTCAAGGTAAAAATTTACACCTTCTAGTTCTGCCTCTGGTGAAAATAATTGAAGTTTGTTCCACCACCCATGATAATTATGATAATGAAAAGGTTTACATATGATATCACCATCTATCATTTTTTGTAATCTTACATGGTCGGTAAAACAAATAAATCTATGAGGCACAGTTAAATGTCTTTGTATCATATTATATAATACTTGAACATATTTTGGGTCATACTTTTGACCATAAAAAACACAGCAAAAATTTATCATATCAATTGTGTCTTCATTACCTCAAATGCCGTACCGTTTTCTATTTCAGGTATGGTAAATTGATTTTGTGTAACAAATTTAAACCACTCATCCATAGTTTTTCTACCAGGTCGCATTGGTCTATTTACAAATTTAGGTTCATGACTTGCAATTGGAGAACATATGTGATATCTGCCATCACAAATTACAGGTGTTTTATTTAGTACAGCGTCAATAGCTGCTAGAGATAAGTTTGTTACCAAAACAGAAGCGTCTTGTAAACTATCTTTTATATCTGTTCCCCAAAACTCATTATTAGGTCTTGGTTTGTTTCTTACAACAATTGGTAGTTTTGTATGTTTTTGTAATTCTAATGTTATTGCATTTACCCATTCATCTTGTTCCATACCATTTATTTCTCTGGTAACTTGTGGTGATGAAGGACAAACTAAAACATATTTACAATCACCTGTTTTCCAACCCTTAAACTCTACATCAATACCTTTACTTTTTAATTCGTTTATTCTTTGAGTACCACCAATCGCACCTCTTGTTGTGTGTAAACCTTGATGGCATATTCTAAAATATGTTTTATCGTAATCGTGAATTTTAGGTTCAGGATATCTGGTGATTTGTTCTGTAAAATAACCAACATCTATCATAAACCATTTTTTATTTAATCTCATACACTCTGCAATTTCAGGTCTATTCTTACCGCCTAAACCCCAAAAGAAATGGACTTCTTCATCTGTTTCAGGCCAACCTTTCTTAAATGCCTCAAATATTTCGTGAGATAAACATTTATTCCAATCTAACTTATGATATAAATTCATTTAATGTACCTGTGCCACCGTTAATATTTAAATCTTCCATAATAATTTGTTTTGGTAATAAATTCCAACAATAATAACTAACACTAAAAGTAATCTTTTCATTAGGTCTACCATCTGGTTGGATAAATTTCATTCTTTTATCAAACATTAATAACTGTAAATCTTTATCTCTAAATAATTTTTTTGGTGCTGAATCATTTAACCAAGTATTGGTCATAATTAAAGCAAAAGGTTTATTAAAAGATAACGCTCTTTCAAAAAACAATCTTTTTTTAGCGAAGGGTGGATTTGATATTATAATATCCCAATGCTTAGGTTCATATTCAAAAAAATCTTGGCCAGTATCAATGTGAGAATACTCAACAGGATTATTTTTAGATATTAGTTTTACAAATTCAGAATCTTCTTTATCAAAAGGACACCAAACTGTAATATCTTTTGGAATATATTTTAATATTGGTACAACACCATAATCTGGTGTGTAACATTCATCATTATCAGGAGCCCCTACCGGCCCATATAACATATCTTGGTCTTTCATCTGTCTTTAAGTCTATTATAACAAGTGCCGTCTGCAATCTCTGTCATTGTATATTGATTTGCAAGTATACTATTTAACCATTTCTGTCTTGTATCATCAGGTATATATTGTATACTATCTAAACCTTTTTTTATCATTTCTAAACTATGTGATACAGGATAAGCTGCTGACATTTCTGCACAATAACCTGGTATGCCCCATATGTGTGCCTGTATAGCAGCCGCTGACTGTAAACTTACTACTGCCTTTGCACCTTTTACCTCGGATTCAAATGATACTAAACTATTTTTCTTTCTAATTCTTATTTCTAAATCTGTATTATCTTTTAATAATTGAATAGTATCTTCTGTCCAGTTAGGTACTTCCCACCATCTCTTTGCAAAATCAGATGGTTCAAATACTAGAATATATTTACCATCTTTTTTCCAAGGTTCTAATTGTATATGTTCTTCATACTTTTCTATTCTTTTATAATCATCATCAGATAATTCATCTATCTCATTTATTATTTGTGCATTTTTAGTACATCTATAAACTCTATCTTTTAATTTAAAGTTTACATTATGTTTATCTTCATTCATAACATAAGCGTGGTCAAAAAAATACCAATCCTGTTCTTTCTGACCTGCTTCATCTATGACTGCTTCTGTACCTCTTAAACAACCCCATACAGCAACAGGCGAATCTATTTCTTTAAATGTAGGCCATTCTGTTTGCTCATATTGTCCTACTACTTTTCTTTTTTCATGCATAACACCATTTGCACTTTTAACAAATGCTCTTAATATCTG